TGGATAATAATGAAGTAAAATCTGCTGTTGAAACTCTTGGTAAAACTTTTGAATCTTTCAAAAATACAAATGATGAAAGATTGAAACAGATTGAAGCAAAAGGTAGTGCTGATTCTATTACAGAAGATAAACTTAAAAAAATCGAAGCTGATTTAGATAAGTATTCTGAAATGGAAAAGTCTATCAAAGCACAAGCTGATTCAACAAAAGCTAACCAAGATCACATGGCTAGATTAGAAACTATTATGTCAAGACCTGATTTCGGCAAAGGTTCTCCAGTAGAATCAAAAGCTGTTAAGATTTTTGACAAATGGTTAAGAAAAGGCAAAGACTCTTTAGCACCAGAAGAATTAAAAGTTCTTACAGTGTCTAATGACAATACTGCTGGTTATTTAGCTCCACCTGAGTATGTGAGAGAAATAATCAAAGGTATCGTAGAGTACTCGCCAATCAGATCACTAGCAAGAGTAAGATCAACTACAAACAGAAGTGTTCAAGTTCCTAAAAGAACTGGCGAATTTGCGGCACAATGGGTAGCTGAAGAGGGTGCAAGAGCTGAAACAACTGGTTATACAGTTGGTTTAGAAGAAATTCCTGCACACGAACTTTACGCACTTGTAGATATTTCTGAACAAGAACTTGAAGATTCAGTCTTCAATCTTGAAGCAGAAATGAACGCAGAGTTTGTAGAGCAATTTGCAAAAGCTGAAGGTAATGCTTTCGTATCTGGAAATGCAATAGGAAAACCACAAGGTCTTCTAACTAACGCAAACGTAAGAAACGTAGCGAAAGGTGGAGGAGCACTTGATGGTGATTCTATGATTAGTGCGGCACATAATGTTAAGTCTGAATATGGTAGAAATGGAACTTTCGTAATGAATAGATCAACTGTTTCGGCTGTAAGAAAACTTAAAGATGGTGGCGGACAATACATTTACCAACCAGGATTATATCAAATGAGTGTAGGTTCAAACATTTTAGGACACCCTATTGTTGAAGCTACTGATATGCCTGATGTTGCTGGTGGAGCAAAGCCAGTATTATTTGGTGACTTTAGAAGAGGTTATATGATTGTTGATAGAGTTAATCTATCAATTATGAGAGATCCTTTTACTCAAGCGGCAAGTGGTAATGTTAGATATCTAGCAAGACGTAGAGTTGGTGGACAAGTTATTCTACCTGAAGCTCTTACAACAATAACAACATAATAATAGAGAGGATATAGAAAATGTTTGATTTAAAAAATAATATTAAATTAGAAACTTCATTGGCTCCTATTGTTAAAACTGCTGATGTTAATGGAACTGGTATTAATTTACAAGGTTTCGAATCAGCGGCATTGCTTGTTAATTGCGGAACTAATGGAGATACATTTAGTTCAACTGTAAAAACAAACTTGCAAATAGAGCATTCTGATGATGATACAACTTACACAGATGTTACTTCTAATACAGATGTAACTGGTGGAACTGTTGATTCTTCAGGAACTTTTATGACGATAGACGCAAACAGTGAAATGGGTAAAACTTATGGAATTGGATATGTTGGAGGCAAACATTATATCAGAGTAGTAATTGATATAGTAGGAACGCACTCTAATGGTTCAATCTATGGGGCAGTCGTAGTGAAAGGTACACCTAGAAGTGCACCAGTAACTTCAGACGCAAACGCATAATAAAATTAATCTACATAAGTAGGTTATATTGTAGGGGAAGCAAAGCGAGAGTGGAACTTCCCCTGCTCTTACAAAATTACAAGGAGAAAAATTATGAAAATAAAAATGAAAGCAACTGTAAAAGCAAGTGCTAATGCAGATGGTTCTATGACTATGATTTATAATACTGGCGAAGTTTATGATATGAGTAATAGAATGAATATAGCAACTATTCTTTTGAATGATGGTAGTGCAGAAAAATCTATTGTAGAAACAACAAAGAAAGTTGTAACTAAAATGGAAAAAAAAACAAAAGGTATTGTTAAAAAAATATTTGGTAAAAAGAAATAAGGATTAAAAAATGAGTGGATTAAAAGTACAAACAGCTTGGGCAACAAATGCAGTTAGTATTGCTGACTTNAAATTATTTGCAAGAATTGATAGTTCTGATACATCAGAGAACNCACTCATTGAATCTTTAGTTTTTTTAGCACAGGATATGGCAGAAGCATATACTGGTAGAGCAATCACACAACAAACTCTAAAATTATTTTTAGATAGATTGCCTTATTATAGAGATGAAAATTTAAGGGAGGGTGTTTATACTGCACCTGATTTAAATGTTAGTGCAGATTATATAGTTCTCCCTAAACCACCAGTAGTTAGTATTACACATGTAAAATACTATTCTAACGATAATACTGCTTCAACCTTTGCGGCAAGTAATTATTATTCTGATGTTGATTCATATTCTGCTAGAGTGGTTTTAAAGAATGGTGTTAGTTGGCCAACATTAACAGAATTAAGACAAGCAAATGCTTATGAGGTACAATATGTTGCTGGTTATGGAAATGCGGCAAGTGATGTACCAAAACCTATAGTACAAGGAATTAAAATGTTAGCTTTACATCTTTATGAAAATAGAGAGATAGCTACAAGTATGTCGGTTAATATGATACCTAATACAGTAGCAATGTTATTTGCACCATATAAGGTTCAAAGATTAAATAATATTTTAGGAGGATAATATGTCTGTATCAAGAGTAGGTAAAACAAAAAATTTAATTACTTTACAGAGTGCTAATTTAAGTACAGATAATATGGGTGGTTATACTACTGCTAGAAGCACTTATGTTACTGCTTATGCAAAGATGACACCAAAAAGTGGTAAAGAAATATTTTCTGATAAAACAGGGCGACAAATAGAAAACCCACATACTTACGAATTTCTTATAAGACATAATGGTACTAAAAATGCTATTAATACAAATATGAGAATATTATTTGGAACTAGAACTTTTAATATAATTAAGATTAATGATGAAAATGATAATAATAATTATATTACTTTAGAAGCTATTGAAAACGTGGCAAACTAATGCAAGTAACACTTAAAGTAAAAAATTTAAAAAAAGTTATGAGTCAGCTTAAACAGTTGAAGAAACAACTTGAACCTGACTTTCAAGAAATAGTAAAAGGTGGTGGTCAATTAATTAGAGGGGAAGCTGTTAAGTCAATACAACAAGGTTCTAAATCAGGANTNGTATATGAGAAGTATAANCCTAGAAGATCACATAGAGCATCTGCTCCAGGAGAAGCACCAGCTTCAGATACAGGAAATTTAGTAAGTAAAATAATAGTAAAACAAAAAACAAAAGATATTACTAATGTTGAAAGTAATGCAAATTATTCTGCATTTTTAGAATATGGTACAAGTAAAATGCAACCAAGACCATTTATGTTACCAGCTTTTGAAAAAAGTAAAAAACCAATTACAGAAGCAACATTTAAAAGGGTAGTAAAAAAAATTGAGGATATAGTTAAATGACAAATTTTGCAGTTACTTTACAAACAACAGTATATAATGCTTTATTAGCAAATAATCCTCTTACAACAAAGTTAGGAGGCAACAATATTTACGATTTTGTTCCAGAGGGAACAGCATTTCCATACGTCAAAGTAGGCGATCAGACTATGGTAGATGATGGAACCAAAGACAAAAAGGGAAGTGATTTTACCCTAATTATTCATACTTTTTCTAGATATAGAGGAAGTAAGGAAATAAAAGAAATTATGTCATTAGTGTATGATGTATTACATGAATCAAGTTTATCAGTTTCAGGAGCGATGAATAATATGAGATTTGAATTTTCAGATATCATAAAAGAAAATGATGGATTTACAACACATGGAGTGCAAAGATTTAGAGTCTTTGTATTGACAAATTAAATATAAACAATTATTAAAATAAATAAGGAGAAATAACATGGCGGCACAAAAAGGTTCAGCATTTTTATTGAAAGATAATAGCACAGGATCCCCAGTAACATTAGGTGGAATGAGAAGTACATCAATGTCTATTAATGGAGAAACAGTTGATATAACTACAAAAGAATCAGCAACATTTGATGGAGTAGCAGGAAACGATATAGGTAGAGTTCTTTTAGGAAATGCAGGAATAAGAAGTATGAGTATAACTGCAAGTGGAGTTTTTATAGATTCTGCTTCAGAAAATACAACAAGAACAACAGCATTTAGTGGAGATACAGTTAATTATGATTTAATTTTTGCAGATACATCATCAGCAAAAGGTGCATTTATAATTACATCTTACGAAAGAGCTGGAGAATATAATGGAGAAGAAACTTATTCATTAACTCTTGAATCAAGTGGT